GTAAATATTTGTTCTATATGGTCATTTACTATTTCACTAATATCAAATGAAACACTATTCTCAGCACCTAATGGTTTTTTCTGTAGTGAGTAAGTTGCATATAAATCATCACATATTTCTGTTGAGGAACTTAAACCACCAAACACAGTTATGTTTATTTGAAAGTAACTAAGGTTAGCATCTGTTTCTTGTGGTGTTCTTATGAAAAATGGGCTTCTTGTTCTTATTATTGTACTCATTCTATTTTTAAATTATCGTTTAAAAAACCTTCTAAAAAATCATCCTCAAATAATGGTAATGCTTCTTCAAATGGTTTTGTGAAAAACATACTTGCTCTAATTCCTTTGCTATATATACTATTTGCTATTATATAACTTAAACTTTGTCTTGTGATAAATCTTCCTGTCTTTTTATCTCTTCCTTGTATATTAGATTTTTTTATCCACTTTTCAAATACTTCTGCTGGTGGTTTTAAGTTTCTATATCTAAATGGACTTGCTGAGCTTTCTGGATATGTAGATTTTGCACCTTTAACACCTTTGTCTAAATACTCTCCATAATCTTCGCTAAGAAAAGAAACTTTATCACCTTTAATTTTATATTCTAAGCTTTTAGATAATACACCAGATTTATTATGTGTTCCATACTTTCCACCCTTTTGTAAATTTTGCCTTGATTTATTAATTACAAATTCTGCGTATTTCTCTAATGCCTTTTTAAATTCACTCATTAGCAATAAGTCATTTCATCATTAGTGCCACAATCAAAAGTAACAGCCCAGCCGCAAAGCATATTGTCGAAACGCTCTGTGAAAGGTTCGCAAGTAGCTGGATTAATTAACTCAAACTTATCTTTATATAAATCACTTTTTTGCAAAACTCGTATTACTCTTGTTGCTAATGCTAACTGAGTGTTTAATATATCTTGCCTGTTATCGTTGCCTCTATATAAATCTGTTACTTGTTCATTGCTAATATCTACTAAATCCATAAAGAATATAGTAATATTAAATGTTACATAATTGTTGTTTATTGTACTATTGTTAACCATCACGTGTGATAATGGAAACAAGCTCTGTTTCTTTAAATCAATATCAGCTATATCACCAAATGTAATTTCATTGTTAAATGGTTCAGCAACAACTACTTCTTTTATTTTATCTATTATATTGTAAAAACTGTTCATACTACTTTTATATATCTTGGTGTGTGTACTCCTAAATCTTGATTAATAAATTCATCCAAATCATCAATAGCATTATCAAAATCCATATTATCTCTTTGTATTAATAAATCTAAACATATCCAATAATCATATATTGCTTGTATTGGATTGTTAGCTGTAATACCTATAAATGCTTCTTCAAAGCCATCAACTAAAATTATGTGTTCATTCTCAACTAATAAATTGCGTTCTGTTAATTCTTCTAATATATCATCCTTTGTCATCGTTGGCTTCTTTTAAGTATCTGTTGTTCTAATTCATATTTATCTTTTTCAAATGCTAAGTGCATTAAACAAGTGTGGAGTTTTGATTTGGTAATTTCATTGTATTTGAGAATGTCTCCATTAGTAAGTCCGTAGATAGATTGATACCAACCCCATTTTGCAGAGAATCCCGCAGATGCTGAGGCAGCTCTACCTCCTTCTGAGTTGCTAAATAGTTCAGGATAGTTTTCTGTAATTCGTTCTTTAAATTGTAAAAAAAAACAAGCGCACCAAATACAACATCTAAAGTTACTTCTGTCATATCGTACTTTTCAGCACTTTCATATTCTTCTATTAAATACTGTTGCTTCTTCTTGTATGTTATTGGCCTATATAAAACGCCTATTGCTTTATTCATAAGCTCCCAATCTGCAAGGTAAGTATCTAAATCTACATACTCACCAAAAGAAATATCATCCAGCTTTGGTATGAATCCAAACTCTTTATCGTTTAAAGTAAACCTATCTATGAATTTAGGTTCGTTATTAAATAGTTTTGATAGTTCTTCGCAGATGTTGTTTATATCAGTGGCTTTTATTTGTAATACTTGCTTTAGTGGTATATTACAAAATATCTCTACCATCTTTTGTTGTAAGAATGAATCCAGTTCTTTACCCTCAGCAATCTTTAACCACTTTTGGTATTGCTTTAAAGTAACTTCATTAAGTGTTTCTGGTATGTTAATAGTTAACCTCATTTATATATAAACGTATTAATTAGTAAATCGTTATATACAAATATAAAAAAAAGTAGGTAACGCTCTTTTGCCGACTACCTACTTTAAACCAAAACGCAAATTAACATTGGCTATTATTTGCTTATTTCAAATATAATAAAAATTACTATATATATCTTATCTTTTCTTATCTTATCTAAATGCTTAAGGGTGGCTTAAGCGTGGCTATAATTAAAACAATTTATATTCTGTTTCTTTTATTTTTTTTTCAGCAATGTTAAAATAGTTTTCATCTTGCTCTATTCCGATAAAGTTTCTGTTTGTATTCTTACAAGCTACACCAGTTGAACCACTTCCCATAGTTAAATCAACTACTAAATCATTTTCATTGCTAAAGGTTTTAATTAAATCCTCTAACAATAAAATAGGTTTCTGCGTTGGGTGGTGTCCATCATAATCTTTTTTATATTTTAAGATATTGCTTTTGTATTTCTTACCCTCCCATAGGTTAAAGGTGCTTGCAAACTTCTTTTTAAATTCGTTGTCTATTTGTTTTAATTCTTCAAATGTTTTAAAACCTTGCATTTTATCAATATTAAAAATATCTATTAATTTTAAATAACCTTTTAAGGTTGGTATTCCAAAATCTTTATCTGTAACCCTATAAAACAAACTTCTATTTGTTTTACTTGTTATTTCTTTCATTGGCTTGTCAATATACTCAATAACTGCCTTAGCATATTTTGTCAGTGGGTGCGGTGCTTTGTAACATTTATTTTTACTAAAAACCAAAACATCTTCATAATAATTTAAAGGTGCTTTTTTAGCAATTAAAGAGTTTGCAAAGTGGTCTTTTTCCCAAATCATAGAATAAGAAAAGGGGATATTTGGTATTGCTTTATTTATCAATTCATTTGTAAAAGGTTGTTGAGCAAATAAAACCATTTTACCATTTTTACGCAGTATTCTATTTGCAACTTTGTAAAATTTATTTGTATCAATTACTTCGTCCCATTCACATTTGCCGCTCATTCCGTGATTAACGTTTTTAATATCTTTAACCGTTCCATAAGGTAAATCTGTCAATATTAAATCAACGCTACCACTTTCTATTTTGTCGCTTTCAATTAAGCAATCGCCTTTGTATAGTTTCATAATATTTAGTATATGTGATATTCTCCTAAATTTGGATTCTGTAATTGATAGCTAACTGCATACCTCAACGCATCAATAGCGTGATTAAAATTATCTACTGGTGTTTGTGATTTCTTCTCTAACCAACAATAGTTATTTAACTCTTTTATTAATTCTGTACTATCTTCAGTAATTACTAAATCATAATCTTGTAGTAAACTAATACCAAATGTTATACTACCTTGTCCTTTAATAGCTGGCACAACATTACAATCTCTACTAAGTTCTGTTATTAATCTTGGTTCTGCTGAATCACCTACTATTAAATTATCTGCTGCAAACTTTTTATTAAGTTGTAATATCTCGCTTGTAGTTAATTTAGTTTGGTAGAAGCATAGTTGTATATAGATAACTTTATTCTCTTTATCTATGCTTGTTTTAACTAATGTTGATGGGTCATTGCTAAATCCATAATCTTGACCAAATACAACTTTACCTACTTGTTTAAATTCTCCAATGGTCCAATCAGTAAATATAACACCCTCAGCTTTATCTAACCAAGCACCCTCAATTGTATGCTTGTATCTGTTTGGCCTTCTAACCTTCATTGTTTCAATCTGCTTAATATAGCTTTCTGAAAGGTTATCTAAGTTATCTAAATATGTAGTGTGTATATAGGTAGTATCATCTTTAGTTATATTACTACCAGCAGCAACTCCTCTATCTTCAAACCAACGTTTATAAATAAAATGTTCTTTTGTTGTTGGATTCAATATTAATATAACTCTATTCTCTTGTACTTTGTTTCTAACACTTAAATCAATTTTATCAAATATATCCTCATCATTTAATTCTTCTGCCTCATCCATTACCCAAGTAGTAATGCCAGTTAATGATTTTAGATTTGCTGTTTGATCGCCTGAGCTTGTTTTAATACCTCTAAATATTATCTTACTACCATTACCTTTATTTATTATTTCATCCTTTGTTATTTTAAATTGGTCAATAACTCCAAGCAGTTCTAACTTTTCTATAAACTCAGGTATAATACTAATGCTGGCTGCTCTTAGCGTATAACGTGTAAATAGTATTGTGTGGCCAGCTTGATAGGTTAATAGTAATAGTACAGAGTTAACTGCAAATGATTTACCTGAACCTCTACCACCAGTTACAATAAAATAACGTGCAAATGATTCATCTAAAACTAAATACTTTTTATTGAGCTTTAATCCGTGCAATGATGTTTCT